TAAGTTCCTAGAACATATGTTATTGATGGGTAAAAATCGCCATTTCTTTGATAATACCTTGAATCTGGCATTGTTATCTGCTTTGAATCTGCAGATATTTCTAGTATCCTATTATAAGATTTTTTAATGTTTTTTTTCATACTAATTGTAATTTTCTCTTCATTAAACCATATTGGTCTATAGGGTAGGTGTGTTGGATTAAATTAGTGAAATTTTTAAATCCTATTTCACTTGGATCTTTTCCTTCTAGGTCTACTAAGTAAACCTCCTTGCCCTGATTTATAAAATATTCCACAAACTTAAGTGCTTGCTTCATAGCATCGGTATCTAGTGCAATGTATATTTTTTCTACAGTAGATGTTATTATCTTCTTCATTAAATTTTGTTGTATGTTTTTACCTAATAGGGGAATTGCATTCCTCTTAATGGCTATGGCGTCAAATGGTCCTTCGCATAATATCAACGGTATTTCCCAGTTAATAAACAGTTCAAATGGGACTACATCACGTGAGGTTTCTGGATTACGATATTTTACAAATGGATCCTTCTCAAATGAACGACCTGTAAAATAATTTAAAGTACCAGTCTCATCGTAAGATGGAATAATTACCATTTTACCATATCTACCAGTCTCACAATAACCTATATTATATTTTTCGATATCGTCTTTTGTAATATCCCTTGATTTAAGATAAGCAAAAGCATGTCGAGCTAAAATATCTCGACTTCCTATAATTGATTTGAATTCTTCAGGAAGTTTTAAGGCATTAACAACAATTTCTCGTTTGCTTACAATTTCACTACCTATTAATTTTGTTAAGTCCTCGAATTTTTCGGGTAAGCATTTTGCCTGTTTAAATAGTGGGGAAATACGACTTCCTTTTTTATCGCAAGCCCAACAATGCCAAGGATTATATCCTTTTTTATGGGTTGTAAAATTAATTTCTAACTTTGGTTTTTGATGATGGCAGTAGGGACAGTTATAAGCTTTATTACCTCTAGCGGTACGCTTACCTATACCTAATACAGAGTCGACTAAATTGACTAATAGCTCATTTATCATAGGTGTCAATATACGAATGTTAATTGAATATTCCTAGCTTAAATGAAATCTTTTTGGTAGAATTTCCCGAGGATGTTAGAGTTGAAAAACTCATCGGGTTTTTCTAGTACTTGGTAAAACATTTGATATTTTACTTCGTAGTAAGTTAATAGTTTTTTTGTGGGTGCTGTTATTAATATAGATCTTTCAAAGTTTTTCTTTGGTTCGGTCTTATATAAATCCTTTAAATATTTATTTGAACCCCAATATGAAGCCCAATCTGATTCTTTTACTACCATTTTAAATACTGGTCGTCTACCAATTCCACCTTCTAATAATTTAAGTTCTTTTTTACCTAGTTTAGTTTTACGTGTAAAATTTAATATTTTTTTACCGATATAGGATTTACCAGTGGGTATGTGTTCTATTTTATAAACAAAACCATATGTGTTATCTGGGAAGTCAGATATACTCCCCATTATATTTGTGTTATAAGTCCAATTCATATTTTTAAGTATCGAAATTAATCAATATTGTTGTATCACAGAATTTAGATACTGGTATGGGGTAGGATAATTTACCCACTGCTATTAGGTCTGAGTTGTTATTATATAACCCTACAGTTGTAATATAGGGGTCGAAATATGATCCAGTAGCAAAATCACGATAAATATCGTTTTGACTTCCGGTTAAATCTAAACTGCTTGAAATGATTGATGGGTTTAATGAATAACCAAACTCATTTTCACTTATCATGCATTTATACTGGTGTTCAAATATTGTAATTGATGATGAGAATGAAACTTCAAAATCATCTAATTGGGCTGCCGACATGCTCATTTCTAGCCCCATTGAGGTAAGCGAACTAGTTGTAAACACCGCAATACCATGAGAATAAAATACTTGCCCTATCACATCATTAACCTCTCCTTCATCTCCACCAGTTTTACTTTTTAGTACTAAATTACCATCACCATCATCTTTAACTTTATAACTTGTTCCCCCAGAGCCAGTATAACTAAGTTCAAATGTTGTTGGTACGATATTTTCACCAAATAATTTTTGTGGGATTGATACTACAGTAAGATCACCATCAGAGCTACCACTCCCTGTCGGGAAGTCTCTGGATTGTGTTAATGTTGATTGGAGATAATTTTCATATCTAGGAGATTCAACAGGTCCAAAAGCTGTAATTGTTGATTGAAGTGCACCAGGCAATATACTTGCGGTTGGTACCATATCTCCCCAACTACTAGTTAAGTAATTAGAATAATATAATTGTTTGATACTATTATAAACCCCAGTTGCATTTTGGAAAGAAATAAGTCCTGTTTGGGGTGATATTTCTGACATTATCGACCCTGTGGGGTTTGTTCCTCGAAATACATCAATACCCACATCGGAAGCTGTTATAGCAGAACCCGAGTAGATAAATCCTTTATTTGCTTTGAAGGGATTTATTGTAACATCGTTGGTTGTAAGTTGTTTGAATGCAGCCATCCATTTTAAAAATCTAGTTTTACTCTAACGAGTAGTTCTTTTGTGAAATCTTTAGGTAGGGGTCTTGATAGTTTAGCAACGGCTAATAGTTCACTATTATCATTATATAATCCTACTGTTGTAATATATGTTTGTGGGTTATCAACAAATGATGGGAAAATTACTACACCGGTTGAACCTGAAATAAATGATGGATTTTCAGAGTAATTAAATGATGAGTTTTTTGCTCTAACAAATACAAAATCAGATGATAATGTTTCACTACTATTTAATGTAAACGCAGCACCTGCATTTAACGCATCTATGAGATGTGTTTGATTCAATGATGATGTATCAAACCCAACCGTTGGTGAATTCGAACGAGAAATATTTAAATTAATTCCCCCTCCACTTCCTTGAGCAACTGTAAAACCACCATCTAGTGCCTGACCATTTAATAAAAGTACCCCAATGTCAGGTAATAACCATCCATATGAACCTGATGCTGGTGTCCAACCATTAGATTCAAGACCTGTGTAAATATCACCTGCAGAACCCGAAACTAGGTTATATCTTCTACCTGCATCCGTAAATACGGCTGTTTGATCTATTTGACTATCATCTGTTAATGTAATACTTGAAGTACCATTAGTAAGTTTTATTGAAGTAAGACCTGGTAGTATTGATTCTTTATAACGGGCTCTTTCTATAGCAAGAGCATAGAAATAAGATGAAGATTTATTACCAAATATAAAGCTGGCATTTTCATCTCCTAGAACTAATGTTCTATATTGACCATAATTTGATCTAGTTGCAGTTGAACCTGTTACTAAAGCGTTAAAAAATGTACTACCACTACCTTCTTGATCACAATACGCAACTGCAAATTGAACTGCTGCTGCTGCTTCAGTTGAGGAAGTTTGGTAAACATCAAAGTAATATTCTTTAGTACTGCTTTCTATCTGTACTGATGATGTGTAAAAATTAGTTAATGTTGGAGAGTTAGCACTCCACATTGTGGAAGCCACTGCGTCGTTACTTACAACTATGTCTCCGTCTTCGAATCTAGTAAATGCCATTTTGTTTTTTTATTATACCTTTGTTATGCACCTGTTGTGGTAGCTGATTTATTTATAGTAATTGGAACTTGTACTCTTGCTCCACTATCTCTACCAACTATCGTAAGTGTGGCATATAGGGATGTTTGAGAACCAAATAATGTATTAACTCCTGTCGCAGCCATTGTTAATGTAGTTCCTATTACAGTTTGTGAAACATTAGTACCATTTGTTGTTGATATTATTGATGTATTTAATGCTGCTGCATTTGCAGTTTCAATTCCTGTACCTTGGAAACTTGAAAATAATCTAGCATCCGAAACAGTAAATGTATACCCACTTGGTTCTGATGTTGAGATATAATTTAGGGTTGTTGGAGTTAAAGCTTGTGTAGCTAATTGTTGTAATACAACGCTTGGTGGAGTATTTAATATAGGTAATCTACTAGTACCACGAGGTAGTGTAGCTAATTTATATTTCATTATTTGTGTTTCATCTGGGAATGCTTCTAATAGAGGCATATTTTCAATAGCTTCACCATAATATGCTGATCCTGATGGGTGACTTGGATTGTACATAGTGTAATCAATCTCGTCATCCGATAACGCATATTGTGTTATATTAAACCCACCATCACCCATAGCAAGTAATTCTCGGCCTTTTGTTGTTAAAATAGCATCAATTGTTACTACTTGGTTATTTAAATATCCCATTGTTTAATCGTTTTAGTTATAAATATACATTATTTTTGTTTTTAATCCAAGCTATTCTATTAAATACTAGCATCTCCTTGAATTATTATGTAGAATCTGAGTTTGGTTCTACAGCATTTTGACTTCTTAATTGGTTTATTAATGTATTTATATTTCTCTTCTGAATATCTGTCATGTCTTCAGGTATTAAAAAACCATCCTTCGTTGGGGTTTGTGATCCTCTTGAGTTAAGTGGAGGTGTTTGGAAGACAACTACCCTGTCATCAGTATTAATTCTTCTTCTAATTGTAAAATTACTTATTTTTCCACCTAATATTTTTATTGGTAGTGTACTAGGGTCGGGTATTACATTAATTCTATTAAAGGCTCTATTACTTTGAATACCACTAACAGCTCCTATTGTTTCGTCTTTCTGTATGAATTGTATATCATTAGTAAGATCAAATCCTCTATCCGGTATATCTGTTACTACAAAATCTTGGTTTTCAAATATTTGGATTGCTGATGAATCTGCTGCAGTATTATAAGTAACCCTAATTTCATCTCCTCGTTCTATTATAAAGGGTAGATCAAAATTAGTATATCCCAAAGTACTTGCTCCGGCTTTTGAAGAAGATACATTGAATTTAAAATAATTTGATTCAATTTGAGGTTTTATTTCTGAATTAGTAGGGATACCTGGTTGGACTCCAATAGGATTAAAACCAGATGAAACAGATGATGCCGGTAATTGGTTTTTAACCCAATAGTTGTAACTATGAGCTAAAGATAATAAACTACCAAAATATAGTTGTTCCTGAATTGTTGTTGGTGGAACTGGATCTGCAGGATTAAGAATTACTAATGATGATGACATTAAAGTTGCTGGGCCTTCTAATTGTAAATATCCACTACCTGTAATCATCCAACTAGCACTACCATATGTAGCCACACCACCTGAAGTAACGGGTATATTTCTAGGAGTTGAGTATGAATAACCTATAGCTTCTTTCCCATTAATTAATCCTGTAGATGGGGATAAACCACTTCCCTCAAAGAATATATCAATATTCTCACCAATCTGTAAACTCATTGAGGATAAAGTTGTTATTGGTGTTGGTTGGCTTGTCATTAGAGTTGAATATTCTAAACCACCTTGAGCTATTAAATTTCCTTCAGATGTTAAAGTATTATAATCTATTGTTGAGGATCCTGTTTGGGAGATATAGATACCTCCAGATTCCTCGATATTAATAAAATCAGCGGGTAAATATTTAGATTGATATGAAACCATTACATTTCTAGATTTTTCAAATGTATTAGCTATCGTTAGTAGATTATTATTTGAACCATCAACTTTAATTGTTTTAGGTTCAATGGTAAGTGAATTTTCAGTTATATCTTCAAATGGGACTTCAATTAATTGATCTATATTAAAAGTATATGTTCCGTTTAATTCATAGTTTTCTTTTGATGATTGGAAATGGGCAAAGTATATTGAATTTTTATCAATAGCTGCTGTTTTACCATAAACATTATCTCCACCCCAACTACCAGTTGTACCATTAGCAAAAGATTGTGATGTGCTTCCTGATGGTGAGAATGTGTTATAGTTAGCACTAGTTATTTTAGTACCTAAATATCTTGGGAGTATTACCTTCTTTGCTGTGTAATTACTATTGGGGGTTTGTGCTTTTATTGCTGAGCCTGATGCAATTGCTTTTAGATTTGATATTGTATTTATACCAAATTGGTTTTCAACTATATATCTTTCGGTGTTTGGTCTATTAGCATTGAAATTATTAGGTGTTGCATAATATATACTATTTTCAAAGAAGGGAATTTTAAAATCTAAAATGTATGGGTTTATGATATATTGAGATGCTAAAGTAGTTCGAAGAGAAAAGTTAGGTTTCCCATAGTTTACTCTACTACCAATTGGGTTGTACAGATAATTGGTTGATGTAGTAGGAGTTGAGGGTTTTGATGATGATATCAACTGATCCGTTAGTATAAAATTTGATTGTTTTCCTGGTTCAATAGTAGATAAATGGTCTAATGAAAATTTTATTGTTGGATTTAGTTGAAATGATGGTAAGTTATTGTTAATATTAGTACTATCCAATGGATCACGACTCCTATTATGAATTGACAATGCAGTGGGAATTAATTGACCACCTCCGTTAAAAAATAGATCATCAGTGGCTGCTGTTACGCCGCTAAATGAATTCGTAAAATTTACTGGGAATGTATATAAACTAGCTGTACTTATAAGTACTGGATCAGATGTTAAATTATCAAATGCTGAATTTTGTGCTGTTTTAAAATTAGTAATTAACCATTGAAATGAACCTGAATCTCCTTGAGATGATGGGTATTGTACAGGGGTTCCAGGTGTTGATTCATCAATTGCATATACACTTTTATAACCACCAGCTTGTGTAGGTTCGGCAATTATGAAAGATGCTGTTAATTGGGGAAATTTGTATTCTTCTCCTAACAAATTAGGGGCAAATGTTATAGGTCGTGATTCTTCATAATTACTAGAATTATTAAAATATTGATATCTACACTTTTTCCCATTTTTTCCTAAATATACACCACCAGATGAGGGTATTTCATCAAATACTGTAGATGCTCTATTATTCATAGTAGATGTGTCAATTGTAGTATATGGAAGATTACCAAATTCTGAATCTATTTTTGTACTACTACCATTATCCCATTCCCCAAATGAAGAGGTTAATTCTAATCTAAAATATGGTGCTAAATCATTATAACCATATCTCTCGTATGGGTAACTACCACTAGGTGAGGGATTATGTGAGGAATTTGTTGTACCACCATCCCCAAATACGACTGAATTGTCTAGGTATGATGTTAAAAGAGATAAACCTAATCTTGGATCTAATTCTTCAGGTATTATTATATATGATACGTAATAATTTTGTGTATCAGCTACACTAGTAGGAGCAGGTCCTTGAGTTTGATCATCGGAAAAACCTGTTCTCCATAAACCCACTACTATTGGGGCTTGCCCACCATTATAAAATGTTGTTGCTGTAGTGGGATTACCAATATTTGTTGGTGCATTTGCTTGGAATGACTCATAAGTATAAGAATTATTATACGCACTTCCCGTTATTATTAATACTGGTGAATTTGAACCATAGGCATGACCATTTGCAAATTTTGCAAAATTTGCAGGTGTTGTATAATGGTTATTTGTAGGTTGGAGTGTTGATTGTATGTTATTTACTTCAGTTTTATAACTGATATTTATATTTGAAGTTCTAGCAAAAGGGTTGTCAAATAGTGATTGTGTAGTTACTATTAATTCACTACCACTAAATTCACCATCATAAAATTCATCTTGTTCATCTCTTACAAATGTTTCTAGTCCTACTATTGTAGCAATACTATCATTCCAAGATTGTGAAATTGGAATTTCAAAAAATGAGGCAGATGCAGGATTGCCTTGATTTGAGCCTGATTGTTTTAGGAATTGGTTACCTACATAATTAAACTTAGATAATGAATTTCCGGTACCTCCCTCTACTGTTGTTTCTTGGTTAACTACTTCAATACTACCTGATATTATTATATTCTCCATTATGATAGGAGTATTCATACTACCTGAAGGTGTTACTGCTACTATAGTTCCCTCAGATATTTCTACTGGTGGGAATCTATTTCTTTCAAGCATATGTTGCTTAATTACAATACCAGTAGAAACACTTGTACGAGCAGGAACATATGATTTAATTGCTTTAAATATTGAATTATCAAAATATCCAATTAATCTTAAATAATCATAGGCATTACCTTCAGTATATTTCTTAAAGTAATCTTCTGCAATTTTTCTTAGTTGTGGGTAATAATCATCTGATGATGATAAAAATCTAGGATCAGCAATAGCATCTGCTATTACGCCATACCCAAACGAAGCAATAATATCGTCATTTACCTCATCTTGTGGTGAAAAAGCAACTTCTAAATTATTTATATTTTCAGTATAACTTTGGCTTATTTGGTAATCTTGTTGGATACTAATTCTATTTGATAAAATTGTACCATAATCTTCACCGTCTCGGATTTGTATTTTATTTGAAATTCTATTTCTAAATCCAATTGCAGGTTGATCTAAGAAATAAACTTCAGTATTCGTTTTACTATATGTTTTTGTTGTTGAATTTTCGTAATACAGTATATTATAGACACTTGAAGTAACATTACCTGTTGGATTAACAAATGAACCTGTTATTAATATATTTGCTGTACCTTGAATTGCAGGGTGCATAGATGTTAATTCATCACTATATGATGAACTTAAAGAAGATGTAAATACATTTTCTAATTCATTACCTAATGGTGCCCTAAAGTTAACTATATCAAATGATGATTCAGATCCTGTAATATTATTACCCTCGATTGATTCAGGATTCATAACAAAATCATTAAATGTTGCTTCTGGTATATCGTTTGAATAATATCTAAATTCTTGTAAGGAACCTGAGAATATTTTACCTGGTAAACCAGTTGTAACTCCACCTACAATTGAACCTGAAACAAATCCACCTAAATAAATTCCGTCATTTTCGTCTAAACCAAATTTATTCCATGATTCATTTATTGATTCTGAATCATTGGATATTATACTTGCTGATCCTTCAAATCCTATACTATTTCCATCAGCACCATTATTGATTTTATTTTTAGCATATAGTGTATATGTTGTATCTTCTGTATTATTACTGGCACTTACGTGTTGATTACGTTGGAGCATTATACTCCACCAACCTTTGTCATAAAATGGTAGGTATATGTCATTTGACGTTGCTACACCACCATTAGCCACAGATCCCGACATATAAAAACGCATTTTACCCCAATTTTCATATTCACTTGAATGTGAACCGGAATATGAACCTGTTACTACGGGTTCGTAAAATAAACTAATACCAAAATCAAATTCTGTACTTGTGATGCTACCATCTGATTTTTTAACTGCTAATGATTGAGTAAAAAACTCACCGGAATTAGATGAAGATGGATATCCTGTAGTTTTAAATCTAAATTGGAAGTTATCAGGTACTATATATTTATCCTCTGCTATTCTATTTCTTTCCAATGGCATCCAAGGAAATACAACAGATGCACTTGCTACATTTTGAGTTGATACGGGAGTAAAAGCATAGCTATATCTATTATACCATAAATCATAGTCATCTATATTGTCTTTATTCTTACCCCCGAACTCATTGATACGAAGGATGGTGTTTGGTATACCCCAAATATTAATAAGTTGTCTCAATCCACTAATTGTACCTTTTTTCTTAACAAGGTAAGACATATTGTGGTAAAGACGTTTAAATATTTCTTTACTTACTTTATCGATTGCATAGGGGTAACCTGGATTATTTAATTGTTCAACATAATTTTCAAATGAATATTCAGGATTCCAATAATTGACAACTTCACCATTATTAACAGCTATATAATTTGTAATTAACTCACTTCCTGTTGGAGGAACATAAATACCATTATTTTCACCTATTAAACCTATGTATGGATCTTGATTATTGAAATTACTACCAAAACCATCATAACCTAAAGATGCAATAACATCATCAGCTAAATCTAAAGGAACACCATCTGTTAACTGAGAAGTTGTATTTAATTTTTCTGTAATTGATTTTGTATATAACCACACTTCATCGAAATGTTGGCCAACCATATTCGAAAATTCTAAATATTGGTTGTTATCACCATTATCCCTAATAAATTCTGGTATTGTGTAATATAACCAGTTTTGATTACTATTATCAAATAAAGATGCTGATAATGATATTCCACCATAATATTGGGAATCTTCAACATCACTACCTAACCATACTGAGACTCTAACATCTGTAGTTGGGAGTAATTCGTAAGGTTGGTATGATCCTGTTTTAGGGTATGATGATGAACCCGAACTATAATATAATGAATATTCATATCCATCAAAATTCTTTATTAATGTTTCAATATTTAGGGTTGCTGTTGCAACACTTGAAGATACTTGTACAGAACCTGATGTTAAACCAGTTATAGCATTTAAAGTTGCTATGTCAGATTCATATGATTGTATTTGTGTTACTTTTTCAACAAAATTTTCAATTCTTCTCTGTGCGGATGAAAAATTAATAAACTCGTGGAAAGTATCATATGAATAGTTTGGAGTTAATGCTATACCCTTTTGATTTAAAACATTAGATAAACTATCAGCTGATGCAGTTGATGCTGTATTTAATAAATCATCTTTTGATTGTAACTCTGTTGAATTATTTAAAAAATCATTAATCTTTAAATTAGTATTGGGACCCTTAAGAAAGGTTACATCAGATAATATTAAAGCTTCTAAAGGTGGGTGAGTTACCTTATAGGCAACAGATTCTGCTGCTTTTACAACTACAGATAATTCATCCTTTAAACTAAATTTAGGAGGTAAGGCCTCATATAGTTTTATTAAAATTGTGTATTGGTCAGCTGAGGTATCAAGTTGTGAATTTACACATACTTGGTATTGGTTATTATCGAAATTTAGGTAAAATTCATCGAAGTAGATATTACTATCCATCTCAGCTTTGAAATCTACATATTCAGCCTGCATCGAGGCATTCTCAATAAAGTTAGTGCTTAATCTTAACTCTGTTCTATCTGCAGAAATTTCTGAGATAAAATACTTTGTTTCTTGAGTTGAACCTAATTTATAAGTAATAAAATTATAAACAGTATTCATCTCACCAACATCATATCCTAAATTAGCTGTATCTTGGGTTGGATTTAATTCTAATTTACTAGTATTTGAGGGTTGATCTTCCCCATTAACCGAAACCAATTTAGAATCTGGATCTGGTACCAATATATAGTCTATAAAATTATATACCCCATCAAGAAGATTTTTATTGGCATCATATACCCAAAATTCTACTAAATCTTGAAATGGTACAAATGATGAACGAATGTCTTCATTTGGGATTATCTTTTGATCTACTAATTCATACCCATCTTGGGAAAGTGAATTTGGATCTATTAATTCTACTGATGATGTTACTTCCGTTACCATTTATTTATAAATATTTTTAAAACAATCTACTTGTCTATTTGTTCTTATCCTACTAATTACTACACACTAGCTGCTAAAGCGGCATTTGCTGTTGCAGCCTCAACTTCTAAACTTACAGCATCGGTTCTTAAATCTAAATTTTCTATTCTTAATTGAGATATTTCTTCTAATAATTCTTGAATTGCGGTTTGATCTCTTTCAAAATTAACATAATCGCCACTTGTCTTAGCTAGGTATTCATGTGAATTTGTATCTCCTTCTTTAGGTATTTCGTAAAAAAACTTGTCGTATAATATCCAAAAGTCAGATTGGGTAGCCAAGTCTAAATCAAAAAAACTTGGATCAGGTTGGACTGTATCTCCGAGTTCTGAGAATGAAGTATCAACTGTTTCATTGAATTTATTTTTATCGAATACAGTTCTATTTAAATTAGATAATTCTAATAATGAACTAGCCGCAACCTGTTTATCAGCGGCATCTAACTTTGGTGATTTTTCCCTAAGTGATGGATCCATCCCTGAACCTAAAGGTGGTAATCCTGTATTAGTAGGATTATCAGATATAGGTGGTGATTCTGGTCTTGGTGGAGTTATGGGCATAGTTAACCGTTAATTACTTTAAACATTATATCTTCATCGTACACTTGAGTGGTACCATCTAATAATGTTTTGATTAATACTGTATAATATCTTTCTGGTTCTAAACCATTCATGTAAACATCAAAATAACTTGATGTTGTGTCTGCACTTATTTTTGTGAAATTACTATCAAAATCAACTACAAATTCATTTGTTTCTGTATCTTTAATAGCATACAATGATGTTGTTTCTGGTAGGTAGTAGTTTGTCGTATAATATGATGATGTAATAAATTGTCTGTCAGGATATTTTGGTATCGCGGCTAATCTCATTCTAGCTACACTTTGAGAATAGTATGTACCAACATTGTTATAAATTGACATAAATGTCTGTGATGTACCTAAAATTGTATTTGTAGATGAACCTGTGTTAAATGTATAATCATCCCACCCAAATTCTAAAAATGGAGGATAAATTGTATTTGTATCAATTGAAAAATATTTAAAAGTAGATACCACTGCTGGGTTTTGAACAAATTCGGCACTTGAAGGTTGTTTAACTAAAAAACCATCATTTGGAATTGAACCACTATGCCATGATAAAATTGAAGGTGTTACGTTTACTGAAAGATCAATTGGACTACCATATGAAAATGATTGTGAGTAAATTGGTGATGCATAAGCATCACTACCTGTATTAACCCAAGCATTAGAGCCTGAGTAGCTTCTAAAAAACCAACTGCAACCATTAGTTACTTTTGGTTTATCGTAAGATTTACCACTTCCCATACCCCAACTACCAGATACTGTATGCACCTCTAATTTTGAGTCGAGATTAATTGCTGTTACAACTGCAGCAGAGTTTTTTAAACTTGATGAGAATGAAGCACCATTAACTTTATCATTCAAAATACCTTGTATTTCTGTAGTTGAAAATTGTATTAGATACCTGTTAACTTGAGGTTGACCTAAAACAAAATAAGTTGAGGCTTCAATAATTTCGTCTAACCCCGTATTCATACTGGGAAATTCACTATAAAGTGAAGCATCTTTTGTTGGAAAAATTTTATATACTGCCATATTTTTTATTTTATAATGGTACTACTCTACCTCTAATATCTGTGTTTGGAAATTTAACTTCGAAAACCATTGGGTCTATTGAAGGATAAACTACACCATCTACTGTAGCTCCTATAACATCATAAGCGTACGTACTATACCCCAAAGCCCCACCTGCTTTATTATCAATTGATAAATTTTTAACAGTTTGAACACCTTCTATTTTATCTAGAAGTAGATATAAATCTCTAAATATGATTGGTTGGTTAATTTGCCAATTTTTTATGTTGAAATAATTAGTTAAAGCTGCTATACACTTAGTTAAAACTTCGTTATTATTAAAGTTAGGTCTAACTACTATATCGAAATCTAATCCTATATTAATTATAAAAGCATCTTTAATATTAATGGCATCATTTATCATTCTATATTCTGATAGGTATGTCATTAAATTCCGTTTCAAAGTTGGAGATGCTGTTCTTAGTCTTGTATCAATGTCATAAGATAAAACATATAAGTCTAATATTGCTGGTAAGGTTCCTGTTTCATATTCTGCTACTTTAACTGATTCAGCAAATGCCATTGCAATTACACCTAAATTTGAGGGCATAGACATTGCTCTAATTAAATAATCTTCTCTAGTTACAGTTCTAAGTTGGGTTTGGAAATTACCTAAAGCATTTTGTCTTAATTCCTCGGTTGTATCTCCATCTTGACCACCATTAGCTGCTATAACATTATTGGAAGCAACTGAGTTAAAAATTTGATTTGCTAGTGCTGTATTAGTAATATTGGTATTTATAAATTTAATACCACTACCATTTACAGTTGTTAAAGTACCGGATTCAACATTAGATGAAATTCCTCCACCTGTTAAATATCTAACCGTTAAGGTTGTATTTGAAGGTGCTATACCATAAGTATTTGTAAATACAAAATTTAAGGGTGAGAATGCTGTTGTAAGTTTCGTTTTTTCAAATGGTAAACCTAACCCAACATTATCAGGATTAGGAACGATTTCTTCATCGTTATCTCCAAAATTACCTGCCCCAAATTGGAGTTGTAAAGATCCTGTATTTTGAAAACGAGATACAAATCTTCTTTGCACTTGTTTCAGTTGTAATAAATACGGAACATCATTACCTGTACCATCATCAACTACATTAGGATCGTTAGTATTAGTGTTTCGTATTGTATCAAATACATTTTCTTGGGCTAGGTTAGGTACTTCATACCATTCATTACCCTGATCGTCAAATACGTCTAAAACACCAATTATGTTATTAGCATTAAGATTACGAGTATCAAACCTAATACCGGATGTAAAATCAAATGATGTGGTAATGATATTTGCTGAAATTGCTTTTCTTGATTTTTTTAGTAAGAAAGAGGTTGGAACTGTTCCCGTAAGCTGATATACAGATACTATTGTTGGATCTAATGAACTTGATGATGAAAAATCAATTATATCTTCAATTATAAATTTTTGGTTTGTATCTGTATTAGACGTAATCGAAGTATTTTGTGGAATTAATAAAGCATAATCATAATCTGGTACTGCAATCCCACCTACCGTTTTTGCAGGGAGTTGTTGGAAGAAATCAATATCAACAGAGGCTACAGTTGTCACTTTTGGAGTGTAACCTAACATGTAAGCCATATTGAATAAGTTTTCAGTTTCACGAGCATGTTGGATAAATGTTTCTTGAACCTGATTGTCTAGGTAAAATGATAGAACATCTCCAACATATGAAGCCATCTCAATAAATAACATCCCAGTAGAATCTGGGGTGAAATCATTATATGTGTTAGGGAAATATGTTTTAGAATATTCAATAAGAGAACTTCTAAAATCATTAAAATCTCTATCAATATATCGTATATCTCTTTGTAAGTTTGCCATTATTGTAATAATATATTTACGGTGTCTTCAAATCCTAATAAAACTACTTGATAAGTTAATGTAAAATACAAAGTATTATTATCAGGTTGAGGATCAAAATCTATTTGTTTTACTTCTACTATAGGGAATTGTGTTGCTATATACTCTGTAATTGTGCTTTCTAAATCATCTAAATTACTTCCTTCTAACAATTCAAAAACTCTACTTCTTAAATCTGCCCCATAGTTAGGTTTAAATACTCTTTCTCCTTTATTGGTAAGTAAAAAATTAACTAAGTTAGATTTTATTTGTTCTCGTGTTGTATATGTAGGTACAAAAACAGCATCACCATTTAATGGAAATCCAAAACCAACCGCCTTTCGGGGTTGATTATCAATTGGGTTTTTGTTTGCTATTATCTGTGCCATAATATTTTATTTTTTCATTAATCCCATAATCTGATCCATATCGACAGCACCTCCTGGTAGAGATCCATTAGCAACATCATACCCTGCTTGAGGTTGAAATGTTCCTGGGGCACTATTGGAATTAATTGGAGAGGACATATCACCTAAGATATTTTTATATGCTTCTCTCTTCTCTTGTTCTGATAATGTTTGGTTAGTAGGTTGTGCTATATTTGTTGGAGGAGTACTCATTATAGTAGATTCCATAACTGGTGACATGGCAGTAGTGTTACTAATCCTCGGAGCGCGAACAGCTTCCAATAGAATTTCTTTCAATTCTTCTTGAATAGCTTCCTTTACGGCGCCTTTTATTAGTTTTTTTAATTCTGTTGTCTTCATTTTATTATAAATATTAAAGTAATTAATTTTTGTATGTTTTTTATTATAAAGTATAGGGATTAGGGGAAAAGTGACCAACTTAAAGTTGATTCATGCCAGTAATATAAAAATCCCACCTTTGTACGAGTTTCACCATTAAAACTACCGGGTGTTGTGAATGGTGAAACATTGGGTTGAGCCCTAACCCAAGTTCCCATTATATTAACATTTGAATAAGGTCCACCAGTAGGAAGAATTGATTCAAATCTAAAAAATTGTACTGATGCTGTGTTTGTTGGTGTTAATCCACTATTTGAGATTGGTATAAATCTTTTTACCTCACCTATTACACCTGATAATCCAAATGGTGGGAAGGTATATACTGGGGATGCAAATGAATTGCTTGGAGTATTAGGCAATTGATTTGTAGATGCAGGTGGGAATAGTGAAGTATCATAATCAGGAAGAACTGTCCCACCATTACTAATAACATAATTTGATGCCTTACTACCTATAAAATTTAAGTTTATACCATACTGATCTGGTATTCGTCCTATTTTTATATTTAATGAATCTCTAACCCAAGATCTTTTCTCAGTTCTGGCGATGTATGATTTATAAACAACCCCAATATTCCTATTTGTATTTATAGTATTATTTGAAGGTGAGTTAGTTAACTTTGAAGTTGTTTGGAGTACATAATCAATCGCGGCTTGATCTTGTGTATTTAAACTAATTCCAGGTGTGTTTGGGATAAAACCTATAGGAATTGAATTTTTATCTGTTACAATATTTGAGATCTCATTTGCTATTATACTGTCTCTATCAGTAATAAATTGGTCTATTTCATATTTAATTTCACTTAGTAAAACTTGTACTGATGATGAAAATGAATATGGGGCAGGGAAAAATGTTTTAGTTGGAGTATTTCCTCTTGATGTTGGGGTTTTACTAATTACTGTTGGTGGATTAGTTAATGTATAGTTAGGTAAATTATAACGAACATCTCCCTCGAGCTTAGCCGAAAGTCTTACATTATTAGTTGTTTGGAGAGAACTGCCAAAAGTTCCTCCAATACTTATTATACTATTTATTAAGAATCCTGGTATGTATGAACCTTTAATTCTCCTTGAAGGAAAATAAAAGATATTATCAGGATCATATTGAATTTCTAGTTGGTAACCTCTATATACTAGTGGGTTTAGTGCACCTGGTTGTAATCTCGCTAATAATACTTTATCGGCTAGGATATTATCATCAGGATTAGAATTTGAAGTAAATGGGCCTGGGTTAGCTGATAAATTTGATGTTATTTTGGTTGCTGTCGCAGCCATTACTGTATTAATATCTGTTTGATTAACATCATTACTATATAGTAGAAGTCTAATAAAAGAAATTATTTTTGTTATTAGTTGGAATGTGAAGTCAAATGTCGCTAATTTAGGCAGTAATGGAGAAATTACTTTTTGAATCGAACCTATACTACCCTCTATTATCCCAAGAGGGCCTTCTGTTTTTGATAGTATTAAACTTAATGCATCTAAAGAAGTTGCAAATCCTAATATAACATTAGTAGGAATACCTATACCTGGTGGTACTGATGTTGGTAGTGGAACTAGCTTTAATGTTGTTACTGTTGATTTTAAAGGTGGGATTACAGCACCTAAAGTAGTAGATAATGTTTCTAATGTAGTTATAGGTTTGATTAAAGTATTTATAGCTCCTGATAAGTCATTTTTAACTCCAACGGTTACTGCTACGTTATCTTCTAGTAAATCTAAAGCATCCCTAATTTTTTGTTTACTTACTTCAGGTATTACAGTTATGTCTTTCTTAACATTATTAATATATGAAGGATCTAAGAAACTAGTAGGTAATTCAACCTGTCTTAATAATATTTCTTTAGTACTAATAGGTAATTCAAAAGGTATTTCTTTATCAATCTCCTCAACTACTTTATCTATAAGTTTATCTTTTATAGTTCTTATAGCAAGATTCATTTTAAAAGCATTTGCAGTTGCCCCTGTTATTTGACCTATTATTATTTTTTCTAGTCCCATTATTTTGTTTTTGAAACTTTAGATTTATAAGTTTGGATACTACTAAGCATACTATTTGCTTCTAATGTTAACTGTACAGCAGGTACAGGAATTGCTGCGTTGGGAACGAAGGGAACACTTGTACCTACAGGAGACTGTAAAGCCGTTCCTAGGGCAACTAGTTGTGTTAATACTTTAGATAAATCAGATAAAAATTTATCACCTAAAATTACAGGTTCGGTTGCTGATTTATCTCCTAAATATACTTCTTTTGATTGTACAACAGTTGTGGGTGATTCAATTACTACAGTTTCAAGTGAATTTAAGTTAATTGTTTTAGCTGCATTAAGTAATATTGAATCATTTTTAGCATTAAATAATAAACGACCTGATGTTAAAATTATTTGTTCTCCTGTAAATTCATTAGGTGAAGTTGGAGGTTTTTTATATCCTTTATAATTAGTACTTGGGGGTTCAATTGGTATTTGTTGGGTTGAAGTAATATAAATACTAGATAAATCTTTATTAATATTTTCTACTTGTGGTACCCAAGGATCTTCTTCGTCTTTATGTTGACCATTTTTAATAATAAGAATTGGATCACCATTTTTACCTGCGTTGGACCAAGGATTTGGTATAACTGCGTTGTTTACTGTTGAACCATACCTAAAACTTTGCCCCCACCTACCTTCATGTATTATATCTCCTTCATAAGGTAAAATGGTTTTTATATCTAATTTTTCGGTAAATGTAGATCCTAATTCTATTTCTGTACCCCCATCAGTAACTCTTCTCACGGCACCTGCTTCGGTTTCTGTATAATCTTGTTGTTGAGAATTTGGTATTGTATTCTCAAATGGGTTTGGAATACCATTGTGGTGATTACTACTCCATATACTTAAAGGTGCAAAATAATAAAAAGATGTACTATTTGGATTTTGAGCATTATCGCTATTAGGAAGACCTAATATATAAACTATTTCATTTATTAACGGATAATGTTTAGTGTTGGGGAATAATGGTTTAGCACTTTCTTTTTTTGTTGGGTCAGGGGTTGGTGAAGGAGATTCTATTCTTGTGAAGAAGATAGTCCCTATACTAGACCAATCACCCAATCTATTAAAAGAATCAGGGAATGTTTTATTATCTAATATAATTTGTGAAGTCCTAGCTGCAAAGATACCACCTCCGCCTCCTCCACCATTAGATGAAGAACCACCTCCGGATTTACCTGTTGCTCTTTTTGCCATTATTATTATTCACTTTTACTATTTGTAAGTTTATCCATCTCAGCTAGTAGTTGTGCTTTTTCTTCATCAGAAATACCCAAACCACCATCATCGTTAGGATTATTATTGATAACACGTTGGATAATAGTAGCCATTTTAATTAATTGCTCATCATTTTTAACACCAATTTCCATATACTCCTTTATAAGAGGTACGATTAAAGTAGCATCACCTATTTCTTGAACTAAAGGTTTTAATTCTGAGATTAGTGCTGTTACTTGTGATTCTTTTTTCTTTTGGTTATTGTATATCTCTTCTAAGATGTCTGAAAATTTTTTATCTCCAAATATTACTGAGTCTAATTGTCCCATATGTTTTTGTTATAAATATCAAAAAATAAAATCTATTTGTGTGGGAACCTATTATGTTCTAAATAAAATAAATATTTTTCCTTAAATATAACATATAAAACATTTGCAATTTTTGTAATTTTTGGTGTTTTAACATCAATCTGTTCTCGAATGTATATGTAAAGTGCCTTCTTATTGAAAACATCAATCGCATCTCTCTTTCTAAATAATTCTAAAATTGCATCTGCTATCTTAGCATCATATTCTTTAGGGAAAATAGTATAAATATGTTTAGTACAATAGTTTGTATATAAATCTATGAATACCGATAATTTGTCTTCGTATTTATATCCTAAAAGACTTAACTCATCACCATCATTATTTTCATTATTGTCTAACATTAATGAATTAATTTCCTTTTCTATTCTTGGAGAATTAACAAATCCTGTCTTATTACTATCATTATTAGAATAGTTATTTAAAGATGTTATTTGAATATTTTGAATCTTATTTTTATAATTTTTTTGGTTATAAACTATAAGCCAACGTTTAACAATAGTTCCGAAATAAGAATATGCCTTAGCTCCACGTTCAGGGCTGAATAGATGTATTTTTGATAGTAGAAATGTTATAATTTCATGTTGTAGATCCTCTAAATTATCAACACCATCAGTATAGTAAAACTTAAAAGTATGAATTATATTTTGTGTTAACTTATAAAAGGGCCAATGGATAAATTCGGCATATAATTGACTACGTTCCCCCGAATCCGTAGATGAATTGTATTGAACAATTGCATCTTCGGTTTCTTGGGTAAAATATCTTCTAGATTGTTTTTTTGCTTTGTGTTTTCTTATAATAGAATCCATAGAATTATTTAAGTTTTTTTAGCTTGAATTCATTTAATATTTCTTGTATCTTCTTTACTTGTTCGAAGAAAAATCCGATTTCATCATCGCTTTCAAAAGATCCTTTATAATCTATTTTTTTAAGCTTCTCATCGGCTGCTTCAATCACCTTAGAAATTTTATCTAAATAAATAAGGTAACCTACTACTATGTCCTCTGCTCTCTCATTCTTACGTAATAGGTTAAAGGTTGTATAACCAAAAATTACTACTAAAACTGATAGGGATGGGATTAATATATCTGTATAAATCATAAATTTTCTAACATGTTTTTCAACCCTTCACTTTTAATAGAACCAAGAGCTTTATTTCTAGTATTATTAGTTGTTTTAGGGGTTGATGGTGAATTTAATGTGGGATTTTTTGTTGTACCTACAATATTGAATTTAGGTAACCATTCAACTTCCCATTCAATACGAGCTGCCATCATATCGGCTTGATGTAAAATAAATGGAAGTGATGTCCTAGGTTTTTGTTCTACCATAAACCCCTTTAAATATTTCTCATTAGCTGGATCATATAATCCATCATGTGTTTGAATTGCTACCATCTCATTGAAGGTATACTTAATATCATGTTCTTGAAGTAGAAATAATCCTCTATCTGGGACTGATGCGAATGCTAATGTTTTATTAAACATATAATCTTCACCTAATTTATCTTTTCTCCACTTATCGGTCTGAGGTATATATGATTCATTTTCCGAATCTCCCATTTTACCTAAATCGTGATTTATAGCTGAGAATATTAATTCTTCAGTGGTAAATGTAGTCATATCACATCCCTCACTATTCCATAATTCAGCTTGTTTAAGAGAACAACGTACAACACGATTTACATGATCAACATATCCTCCAGGAAAGGATGAATGATATTCCTTTTTATGAGCCGCAGGCATAAGTAAAATACGCTCTTGATACTTTTCATAAAATTTAACTAATTTCTCTTTACGAGGTGATGAGATATGAGTATCAATATTACTCATAAATTCTACCCAATTAGATTGGATTTTTTCTGCTTCTAATTTCATAACTTTAATTTTTAATCTATATTAACCTCTTCTAAGTGGAGTAGTATCACGATCCAACATGGATCTAATTTCATCTTGCATATTTTGTAATTCATCTAATGCTTGAGTGAAATCTTGGGTAGTACTTTGTCCATTTAATAGATGACGAAGGTGTCTAATCTTACCATCAATTTGGTCGAATCGTTTATCGATTAACTCTTTATTTCTAATATCCATAATGTCTATGTTTTAATATAATGTCAATGTACGATCTAATTTCCGGTTATCCAACCCATATTATCCTATATTTTCATTACCCCATTATCTCATTATCCTATATTTCCATTACCTCATATTCCCTTTATCCTATATTCCTAATATCTTATTTCTCAATATTCCTAATATTTCCTTTACCCTTTAAACCTGTGATTTGAAGTTACGGGGGATAAATCTAGTATCCAAGTTTAAATTTGAGATTCTTCATTTATATCAAGAATAGATTTAAGTAGTGCACATCTTTCAAACTGTTCATGTTGTTCGAAAAAATGTACTCCTAATTTTAATGATGTATCCAAATATTCGTCTGAATATTCGTGTATTGCTAGTAGATGATCAACATTTGTTAAATCTATATTTTGGATATAATACCAAGCTTTATTGTATACTACAAATTCACCGGCTTCTTTCATATCTTCTATATCTAACTCACAATTAGCTTCTTTAAAGAATTTAAGGACTTTTTTATTAAAATTTATATGATTAAGTACAAGTTTCTTATACATCCCAATCCAGTAAATTGGGGTTGTTGAGAAATCAATATACACTTCATTATTGATACCATCTAAATCATCTCCCTCAGAAAATAATTCGAAAATATTATCTATACTCATTTTTTTATTATTAATATGCATGTATTATTCTTTTTGACTTATCCTCAGATAGGCATATTCCCATATCTCCTTAGCGGATTTAAATCGATGTTTATTTTGACTCTTCATTTTCTCAATTTGCCCATCAAATTCTATCCTTTTACCTTCATTTTTAACAGCTTGGTAAATTTCATAAAATCCATCTTCGTAGTGTCCCATGTCGATTTTGTTAATTATGTCCATAAATATACAATTAAATTGCTAGCATTCCAACCAATATTAAAGATTAGAACAGCGTGTAATTCGTAGTATTGGTGGGTTGTTATGATTGTGGTAGGAAATGGTTTACTGCGCGTTAAAACGCATGAAGACGCGGTTAAAACGCATAATAATGCGCGTATTACATGGAATAACCAAAGAGGATAACTTCCATTAACCCCCAATTATAACTTTTCAAATACTTTAATATAGTAAAAAAGCCCTACATATCTGTAGGGCTAATTCTCTTGGTAAGGAGTTTGAGTTCTTTGCGAGCATGTCCTAAGACTACGGCATATAACTACGTGTGTTCTCTCCTCTTTTTACAAAAATTTTTCTAATTTTAGCTCAATAAGGTACATTTCTCCCTTAAGTATTTCCATTTCCTCCTCAACATCAACCATATCTGGATTATTTGGGTGGTACTTCCATACTCTTTCAGCAATTTCAGTTAAAAATATTAATTCGTTGATTAATTCTTCCTCTTCTTTTGACTTTGATTTTGACATAACTTTATTTATTTAATTAATTGATTGTAATATACGAACAATTTTTTACAAATCCCAATTATCTGATGCTATTTGCATACTACTAAGTGGTGATGATGATGGGTTTGATTTCATATCCTTCAATGCCGTATGTACTATTTCTACTAACAACCCCATATCTTCGGCATCACTGATGAGTTGTACGAATTTTAACATTTCAATAGATGTAGATTCTTCTAAGAATTGATTTTGTGTTTTATTCATATGTGTTAATTTAGTGAAAATGTGTATTCTTCGTGTAAAATCACGTCTAATTCATTGGTAAAATCATCCAACATATCCTCCAGTGCTTGATTATAACCACGCATGTACACGCGTTCTTCTTCGGAGTATTCTCGGGAAGGTATCAACATTTCTAATCGATTATCTTCAATAGTTGCTAATAAATTTTCTTTAAATTTCATAACTTTTATTTTTTTAAATTTTATTTACATTTCACGTTCATCCCCATGTACGTGCTTCATAGTTGGGAATCTTAAACTAGTACCACCTTTATCATTTTTAGTTTC